TCGAAGTCGGTCCACCCGATAGGCCAACCCATGAGCCATTCGACGAATCGAGGGTTCAAGGTCCGGTCGTTTCTCAGAGACGACGCGCCATTTTTCGAACTCGTCGGGTCCAGGCGGGAACGTAAGGTCAACGCCGTTGGAGTCAAACACGGGCTCTTGCGCTCGAACTCGGCGGGTGACCCCGTGTCTTTCCAATCTCTCGCCGCCGCCGTCGGCCAGAGACGCACCGCGCGATCTGTAAGCGTCACGCCCGCGTGTCGACCGCTCTCGGTTGAATACGCTTCCGACCCCGACGCTTTCGAGTCTCCTACCGTCGCGGTAGGCCAGTATGAAGAGACGATCTCGGGAGTGACTGGCTCCAACGTCGGCCGCTCGGAAAGTGCCCATTCCGCATTGAACCCGAGCGAGGCAAGATCGGACAAGACGACTTCAAGTCCGCGTGTTCGGAGCGCGGCGACGTTTTCAATCGCGACCAATCCAGGGCGAACTTCGTCGAGAATTCGAACGTATTCCTTCCAAAGCCCGGATCGAGCCCCCCCGATTCCCGCTCGCTTCCCTGCGTTTGAAATGTCTTGGCACGGGAACCCGCCAGCGACGACGCCCACCAAACCGCGAAAGGGGCGTCCATCGAAGGAAGTAACATCCGTGAAAATAGGCGCTGGATCCAAGTGTCCCGTTTCCATGCGCGAAGCCAATAGCTCGACGGCATAGGCTTCCCTCTCGACGAAAGCGACGACTCGGCGAGCGACGCCAGCGAGTTCGAGCCCCATGTCGAGACCGCCGCCGCCGCTGAATAGACTGATCGAATTGAACTCGGAAGAATCCACATTATCACGCCCCATTCTCTGAACCTTTCAGAGTTTCGATCTACAGTCAAACAGGTTTCTTGATCGAGAGGGCGCGGCACACTTCCGCACCGAGAAAGAGGTTCAAGAGCGAGAACGAGATCACGTTCGGCGAGAGATCGAGAACGCGCTCGAGCCTGGCGACCTCCCGATTCACCGAGCGGCGAACGTTTTCGGCGGCGCTCACGAGCGCCTGAAGTTCGGGCGGCTCGGGCTTGAACCCGCCCGCGACGATCTTTTCAATCGAGCGGTGAACGGCTCGGAAGGTGAACACATGCCGCTTCGTCTCGTCGTCGACGAGTTCGAGCGAGTTCCGATAGGTGAATTCGAACGCGCTCACGCCCACACCTCACGGGCGGCGGCGCATGCCTGGCGCACGGACTCGAGGATCTCGATCTTCTCGAAGGGGCGCGAGTGCGAGATCGACGAGGTGAACTCGGGCGCGGTTTCGAAGCGCTTCGTGTGCGTGCTCACGTAGGCGACGAAATCACCGACGCGAACCGTGAACGCGTAGGGGTCCGCGCCCGGTCCCGTGCTGAACGCTTCAACAACCGAGTAGCGGCGGCCGTCGATCTCGACTTCAGGCTTTGCGTTCGAGAACGCGGCCCGCGACGCCTGGCGCTTGTCGAAGTCGGCTTTCATTTCCGCGAGAATCGTTTCGGCGAGCGACGAAGTGTTTTTGTTCATGACGAATAGATAAATCACTTCACCCCTAAGTGTCAAGAGAATCGAAAGCCTTTCGGTCGATTTCTAGGTTTACCGTTAGGTTTCGCACACTTGCGCGGGCATTCGAAACGCTCGATCCTGTGGGCATGGAACGGGTTCGACGTCTCGATCGTGCGTCTTTTTCGCGGGCTCAAAAGCTCGACAACGGAATGATCCGCGCTCCCGCCCGCCTGACACGGGTCGGCGTTTTCACCTACTTGCAAGCCGACGGCAAGACCGTGAAAGAGCTTCGGCTTCCTGAAGAGGTGTTCGCGCCCGAGTCGCTCGCGAGTTTCGAACTCGTTCCGCTCACCGACGATCACCCGCGAGAGGGGAACGGCGCGGTCACCGCTGAGAACGCGAAGCGGCTTTCGGTCGGTGCGGTCGCGAACGTTCACCGCGACGGTGAAGATCGAAACTATGTCGCGGCCGAACTCATGGTTCACGATGCGGGCATGGCGGCCGCCGTCGAAGCGGGCAAGCGTGAGGTTTCGTGCGGCTACTTCTGCGATCGTGAACCCGCCGAGCCTGGCTCGAGCTACCGCGACCCCGTTACGGGCGACGTCGAGAGTTACGATTTCGTTCAGCGGAACATTCGCGGGAATCACGTTGCGGTTGTTCAGGTCGGCCGCGCGGGACCCGAAGCGCGGATCATGCTCGACGCGAGCGACGCGATTCAGGTAGATTCAACCGTTGTTCGAGTCACTTCGACTCAAAACACCTCGGGCACGCCCGAACGAAAGGCAAACGAAATGCTGAAGATCACGATCGACGGCGTGACCTACGAGGTCGCGCCTCAAGTCTCGGAAGCTCTCACGAAGGAACGGAAGATCAACGCCGACATGATCGACGCGCTCAAGAGCGAGGGCGTGAAGGTGAAGAGCGATCTCGACAAGGCGACCGCACGCGCCGACGCGCTCGAGTCCGAAAAGAAGACCCTCACCGAGAAGCTCACCGCCGCCAGCGATCCGAAGGCGATCGCTTCGGCCGTGAGCGAGCGCGTCGCCCTCGAAGGCACCGCGACCGCGCATGGCGTGAAGTGCGACGGGCTCTCGAACATGGAGATCCGCAAGGCGGTGATCGTGAAGCTCGACGCTTCCGTGAAGCTCGACGGCAAGAGCGACGACTACGTGATCGGCCGCTTCGAGCATGTGATCGCGCAACCCGCGAACACCGCCGTCGGCAAGGTCACTCTTCCCGCCGCGACCGTCAACGCCGACTCTCTCGTGAAGTCGAGCGAAGAGCGCCGCGCCAAGTACAACGCCGAGTTCTTCAAGCCTTCGGCGAAGTAAACCCCTCACTCTTTCCTGAAAGGAAAACGAAACCATGTCGCAAACCGCATACCTGACGCAAATGGCGACCGCCTACGAGGGCGGTCACGGTCAACTCGAGAAGGTGATTTCCGCTCGCAACAACTCGGGCGCGGAAATCCCGCACGGTCGCGCCGTCGTGTTCGACACTGGCGCGGGCACGACCGAACTCGCGATCAAGCTCCCGTCTCTCGTGTCCGACGTCATTCTCGGCGCGCTCCTGTATGAGCACTCGCACGAAACGGGCGCGGGCAACGGCATTCCCGCGAACGGCGTCGGCTCGATCGTGAGCCAGGGCGAGATCTGGATGTTCACCGAGCAAGCGGTCGGCCCCGCCGATCCCGTCTTCGTTCGCTACAACGCCGCTGGCGGAACGGGCACCTCGCCCGCCGTCGGCCAGGTCCGCAAAGACGCCGACACCGCAAAGGCGGTCGCGGCGACGAACGCTCGCTTCCGTACCACGGCGGCCGCTGGCGGGCTCGTTCTCGTCGAATGGAACGCGCCGTAATTCACTGAACCGCTGATCACCTGAAAGGAAACGAAACCATGTTCATGCACCTCGACGCGGTTCAGACCGCGTTTTTCACCCGGCAACTCGAAGATCTCGATACGCAAATGTACGAGGTCAAGATCGCCGACCTCGAAGCTCGACAACTCGTCGACGTGAAGCCCGTCGCCATCGGCGCGGAGTCTCACACCTACCGTCAGTTCGACAAGCGCGGCGTCGCCAAGATCATGGCGAACTACGCGACGGGCTCGCCCCGCGTCGACGTCGACGGGAAGGAATACACCTCGAACCTGAAGAGCGTCCGAACCTCGTTCGGCTACTCGATTCAGGAGATCCGAAACGCCCAATTCGCGGGCGTGCCTCTCGACGCCATGAAGGCGATGGCGGCGCGGCGTGCGATCGACGAGAAGCTGAACGCGATCGCGCTTCTCGGCGACACTGAGTTCGGTCTCGTCGGTCTCTTCAAGCAAGCCAACGCGCAGACCTACACGGTCCCCGCCGACGGCACGGGCTCGAGCGCCCTGTGGGCGAACAAGACGAGCGATCTGATCCTCCGCGACATGTTCGGGATCGTCGATCAGATCCCGACCGTGACCAACGAAGTCGAGAAGCCGAAGCGGTTGCTTCTGCCCTACTCGCGCTTTCGTCTGATCAACTCGAAGCGCATGGGCGCGGGCGACGGCACTCTGACCGTGCTCACGTTCTTCAAGACCCAACGCCCTGACATCGAGGTGCGCGGCGCGCTCTACCTCGACACGGCGGGCGCGGGCTCGACGGCCCGCATGGTCGCCTACGACCCGAACCCCATGAACGTTCAGTGGGCGGTCGCGGTGCCCTTCGAGTCGTTCCCCCCGCAACTCGAGGGCATGGAATACGCGATCGAGTGCCACGCCCGCGCGGGCGGGTGCTTCATGCGCTACCCGCTCACGATGGCTTACGGCGACGGTATCTAAGCCGCCAGGCAAACGGGGCGCTCGAGCAAAGCACCGCTCGAGCGCCTTCGGTGAGGGTTCGAAAAGTTCGAGCCCTGACCGTAGGACCCCAACGCCCCAACAAAAGGATCACACATGGAAAAGGTTTCGATTCTGAACAAGACGGTTTCAGTCCACATGATCGGCCCGATCGAGGTCGGCGGCGAGCAATACGTTCTCCCGCCTGGCGTGCCCGTCTCGGTGCCCCTCGAGTTCCTCGAGAAGTTCGACGGCTCGGTCGTTCTCGCTCACAAGTTCAAGAGCGGCGAACTCGAGTTTCTGAACAAGGCGCAAGAGTCGAGCGCGCTCGAGGAAGCGAAGAACCTCACCGAGATCCTCACCGCCAGCGGTGCCACGATCGAAGGCGGCTCGCCCGCTTCCGCCCCCGCGCCGTAACTGAAAGGGATCGACCGTGGCACTTTGGACGAAGACCGATGTTCGCGCGATCGCCGCTGAAATGAGCGTCGCGAACGGTGTCGCCGACGCCACGGTCGATCTCTACATTTCGATCGCCGATCTGCAAATCGACCCGAGAGTTTTCGGTGACTCGACGATTCAGGCGGGCGCATACCTCACCGCGCACCTTCTGAAAGTCGACGGCTACGGCGCGCCAGGGCAAGGCGCGGGCGGCGGTGCGGCGGGTCCCGTGACCGGGATCACCGTCGGCCGCGTCTCGGTGCAATACGCCGACGCCACAAGCAAGACCGGGAGCGGCGTAAGCGCCGACCTCGCACGCACCCGCTACGGGATCACTTACGCTCGCTTCGTGCGGCTCGCGTTGCCCTCGCCCATGGTGATCTGAGGTCTCGCCCGATGAAAGCCCGCGCGAAGATCACAGATAAGCGGGGCGGGCTCGAGGCTCTTCGAAAAGCGATCAAGCGCTTCGACGCCGACAAGCCCGTCGTGAGAGTCGGGCTTCTCGCCGACGCGAGCGCGAAACGCGACGGCGTTCTGACGAACCCTGAACTCGGAATCATTCACGAGTTCGGCGCGCCGAACGCTGGCATTCCCGCCCGCCCCTTCCTTCGTCCCGCGATCGCAAAGCACACGCCCGAATATCTGAAGTTGCTCGAGGCGGTGCTTAAGCGCGCAATGACGGGCGAAATGGATCACATGCAAGGGCTCGCGTTGATCGGCCAAAAGGCGTCGGCCGACGTGAAGAACTACGTAACGCAAGGCTCGCCGATCCCGCCGCCCAACGCGCCCGCGACCCTGGCTCGAAAGAAGAGCCTCACGCGCAAGGGCTCGACGGGCTCGGTTCGAACCCTCGTCGACACGGGGCGAATGGTAGGCTCGATCTCCTACGTCGTCGAAAAAGGAACCGGGAACAAATGAGTCTCTTCGACCTCTCAGGAATCGTGACCTCGCTCGCAACGCACGCGGTTACCGTGACGCGCTTCGCGGCCGATTCGTTCGGGTCGAACGGCAAGGCGAACGCGCGAAGCGTGGCGTCGACGTTCACCGCGAACATGAACGTTCAACCGGGCGGGCGGAAGCTCGATCGCGAAGACCTTCAAGGCTTCAACGAACGCGACGACCTCGTTACGGTCTTCGGCTACCTCGAACTTCAGAACCGCGATCGGCTCACGATTCCCGGGCTCGGTGACTTCGAAGTCGAGCGCGTCGACGTGTGGACTTCGACGGGCACTTACTGTGAAGCGACGGCGCGCAAGCTCGCCGCGCCCTTCGAGCCGAGGTCTTAAATGAGCGTCGCGAATTGGGATTCGATCGAGAACACGATTCAAGCGCAAGTCGTCGCGGCGACCGGGATTGCGGGCGCGTCGGTGCGTTGGGCGGATCAGTCCCGCGACGCACCCGTTTCGGGAGACTCGGTGCGCCTGGCGCTCTTGTCGGGCGGGCCGATCGGTAACCCCGAAGAGACGGTGATCAACAACCCGACGCCGAGCGCGGGGCAAGAGATCCTCTTGCGGTCTCACGAGCAAACCGAGTTCGACGTTCAGATCGAAGTCTTCACCATGACGCCGACGGGCAACTCGAGCGCCTACGCGCAAGCGAACAACGTCGCCCGCTATCTACAACGCGACGACGTGACCGAAAATCTCTTCGCGGCGAAGCTCGCCCTCGTCTCGGTCGACCGTGTTCAGCGGGTTCCCCGCGTGCTAGAAACTGAGGTTCAGGGGCGGGCGCTTTTCGTGGCTCGTTTCCGAACGCTTGACGGTAGCGAATACGCTACGACGTACATTTCGAGCGCCGAATGGGTCGGCTCTCTCACCTGAAAGGGTTTCTAAATGGCTTCTCTCTCTGACATTGTGACTGTCAACGTGAGCACGCTCACGACGGCGGTCAAGCAACCGGGGTTCGGCGTGCCCCTGATCGCTGATTTCCATGCGCGTTTCGCCGAGCGCGTTCGCTTCTACACGAGCCTTCAAGGCATGATCGACGACGGGTTCACCGTGAACGATGGCGCTTACCGCGCCGCCGCCGCTGTGTTCGCCCAAACCCCGCAAGTGCAACGGCTCGCGATCGGCCGCCGCGCCCTGGCTCCCGACCTGCAAATCGATCTCTTCCCGACGGCGGTCAATCTTCGAACCTACAAGGTCGATCTTCTCGGTCCCGCTGGCTTGACCGCGACCGCTTCGTTCACGTCCGACTCGACGGCGACCGTCGCCGAGATCACGGCGGGTCTGACCTCGGCGATCAATACGGCGGCCGTCGGGATCACCGCGACCGATCAGACGACTTTCGTTCGCCTGAAGGCGGCTTCGGCGGGCTCTCACTTCGCGGCCGCCGCTCAAGATCTCTCGGTCATGACCGCGCAACAAACCCACGCCGACCCCGGGATCGCGACCGACCTCGCGGCGATCGCTCTCGAGTCGTCGGATTGGTACGGGCTCACGCTCTCGACGGGCGGCAAAGCCGAGATCATCGCGGCCGCCGCATGGGCGGAATCGAACAAGAAGTTCGCGGCGTTCACCTCGCAAGACGGCGACATTCTCGCCGCTCCTACGACGGACGTTGCGGGCACGGTGAAGGCGGCGAACGACTTCCGCTCGATCGTCATGTTCTCGAACCGTGGCTCGTTCACGCACGCGGGCGCGGCTCTTCTCGGCGCGACGTTCCCGTTCGACCCTGGCTCGGTGACCTTCAAGTTCCGCAAGCTCGCGGGCGTCACGTCCGACGCGCTCACCGCGACGCAACTCACCAACGCCCGCGCGAAGAACGCCATGTTCTTCACCGACTACGGCGGGATCGCGATTACCGCCGAGGGCAAGACGGCGGCGGGCGAGTTCGCCGACGTGATCCGCGATCGCGATTGGTTCGAGTCGCGGCTTCAAGCGCGCGTGTATTCGGTGCTCGTGAACAACGCAAAGGTGCCGTTCACCGATCGAGGCATTGCCGCGATCGAGGCGGAACTTCGCGCGCAACTGACCGAAGGGATTCAGTCGGGCTTCCTGGCCGACAACCCCGCGCCGATCGTCTCGGTGCCCCTGGCTTCGGCGGTCGCGACGATCGACAAGACGGCTCGCGTGCTCAAGCCGATCTCGTTCACGGCCCGGATCGCGGGCGCGATTCACGCGACCACGATCAGCGGCACGATCACGGTGTAAGAAAGGAAACCTGAACCATGGCAACCAAAACGTACAACTCGAAGAAGGTTCTCGTTTCGTTCGCGGGAAAGATCCTCACTGGCACGATGGACGGATCTTTCGTCACGGCGAGCCGAAACAACGACTCGTTCACGCTCGCGATCGGTTCCGATGGCGAGGCGGCCCGCGCCGCCAATTCCGATCAGTCGGGAACGGTGACCGTGACGCTCATGCAAACGAGCCCGTCGAACGACGACCTCGCGAACCTCATGGCGCAAGACGAACTGACCAACGTCGGCACGGGTGCGCTCTTCGTCAAAGACGCGAGCGGTCGAACGCTCGTGTCGGCGGTCGAAGCGTGGATTCGCAAGCCCGCTGATTCCGAGTTCGCCAAAGAGATCGGCGGCCGTGAATGGACGTTCGAGACCGGGCGTCTCGACATTTTCAACGGCGGCAACTGACGTCAAGCCGATGATCGGCTAGAACCGAGGGCGAGATCGCAAGGTCTCGCCCTCGTTTCATTTCCACAGGAGCAACGCACACATGATCGTTTCGAAAGAAATCACGCTCGACACCTCGAAGGGCTCGGGTGTCTTCACGGTTCCACAACTCGACGGCGTTCGCGCCATGAAGCTCTTCGTTCGTCTCGCGAACAAGGTCGGCCCTGCCCTCTCGAATCGCCAGGCGGGCAACGGCGCGGCGATGATCGCGGGGCTTCTCGAGAAGGTCGATCCCGAGGAATACGAGCGCATTCAGAACGAGGTGCTCTCTCGCGTGTCGGTGCGGTTCCCCGATGCGAACGAGGTCGACGCGAACGCCGCGCGGAACCTCGGCGAGATCTTCACGGGGCACCCGTTCGAACTCGGGCGGCTCGTTCTCTTCGCGCTCGAGTGCAACTTCGGGTCTTTCTTCGAACGCCTTCGAACCGCCGTGTCGGGGGCGCTCAACTCGAAGACGGCGGCGTAACGCTGGATCAAGTCAACTCGGCTCTTTGTTGGCCGATCCAACGACTGATCCTCGAAGGCGTCGCGACTCGGCGAGACCTTGAATCGTGGTATTGTTTCGACGACGTGATCGAAGAGAACGAAGCTCTCGACGCCTGGCACGAAGCGCAACGGCGGGAGCAAGAGCGCAAAAAGAAGTGAGGGTTTGACCATGGTCGTTCAGGAACTTGTCGCGACCCTCGGCGCAAAGATCGAGCAAGGCGAATTCGCCGACGCGTTCGCCTTGCTCGATCACCTCTCGGGCGCGTTCGAAAAGGTCTTCAGCGCGATCGCCGACGGCGTGACCGAAGCGTTCAAGACGGTTCACCATGTCGCCGAAATGGGCGACGAGGTGAGCGCGACCGCCGAGAAGCTCGGGATCGCGGTCGATGTTCTTCAGGAACTCGGCTACGCGGCCCTACTCTCGGACACGAGCGCCGAGACGCTCACGAGTTCACTGAAGTTCCTTTCGAAAGCGGCGGCCGAAGCCGCCAGCGGATCGAAAGACGCAAAGGAAGCGTTCGCGGGAATCAAGATTTCCGACGCGAAAGGCATGCTCTCGATTCAGGACATTCTCGAGAACACGGCCGACAAGTTCGCGAGCATGCCGCCAGGCGTCGAGAAGACCGCACTCGCGTTGAAGCTCTTCGGCCGCGCGGGAATCGATCTCGTTCCGTTGCTGAACAAGGGCGCGGCGGGAATCGGCGCGCTTCGCGAGGAAGCCCAACGGCTCGGCGTCGTTCTCGACACGTCGACGATCGCAGCGGCCGAAGCCTACGACGATCAGTTGAAGCGGCTCGAGTCGACCGTCGGCGGTCTTCAGAATCAGTTCGCTAAGAATAACATTTCGAAAGTCACGGAGCTTTTCAGCAAACTGCAAAAGCTCATGACCGGGAAGGGCGTTCAGCGCGCCGTCGACGCGCTCGCTCGAGGCTTCGGCCGACTCGTCGACACGCTCGGCGTTCTCGTCGACGGGCTCGATCTCTTGCTCTCGAACGAGACGATCGTCGAGACGGCGTTGTTCGCGCTCACCGCGATCACGTTCGGTCTCGCGGCCGCCGCTGCAACGGCGGGATCGGCGTTCGTCGTCGCGGCGCTCGAGGCGGCCGCCGCCTGGATCGGTGCGGCGCTTCCGTTCATCGCGCTCGGTGCCCTGATCGCCCTGATCGTCGACGACATTTACACGTTCATCGAAGGCGGCGATTCGATGCTCGGTCGGATCATCGGGTGGTTCAATTCGATCGACCCCGAAGACAACGAATTCGTGAAGCTCCTGAAGTCGGCGGGCGCGTTGCTCTTCGACCTCACCGATCCCGAGAAATGGAAGAAACTCGGTCAGGCGATCTTCGATTGGGTCATGAGCCCGGTCAAGGCGTTGGTCAGTAGCCTGAAATGGATCCTCGAGAAGTTGGGCGTCGACACGAAGGGCTTCAACTTCGAGGTGAACACGAACCTCGGACAAGTCGCGCCCGGGCTCGCCGACCCGCTCTCGCTCGGCGGCAAGCCGATCGGCGACGCGATCGCCGAGAAGTTTCCCGGGCTCGCCGACCCGTTCGGTCTGAACGGCCAGTCGGTTAGCGACATGCTCGTTTCGAAATTCCCCGGGATTGCTCCCGCCGTGTCGGCCGCGAACAAGGTCTCGGAATGGGATCAGAAAGGCGGCGACTTCATTTCTTCGATGATCGCCCCGGGCGCGGTCTCGCCTTCGGCGTCGGCGGCCGTGTCTTCGTCCGTCGACTCGTCGAAGCGTTCGACGGTCGTTCAATCGTCGATCTCGATCTCGGTCCCGCCTGGTACTGACGCGGCGGGCGTTGCCGAAGCGGCGCGCCTGGCGGTGCGTGAAGAACTCGGCGGGCACCTTCAAGACGCTCACGCGGCGAACGGCGGGAACTGACCATGGCAACGACGCTCACCTATGAAGAGGGAAGTTCAGTCGACACGATCGCTTTCGACGCTACGACGTCCGAGACGCACACGTTCGACGCCGAGGTGACCGAGAACGCCGTCGAGTCGGGCTCGGCGACGAACGACAACGTTCGCGCGAAGCCTTCGAGTTTGCGCCTCGAAGTCATGGTGACCGATTACCCGCTCGCGACGAAGGGCAACGGGATCGGCGGCGCGCCCGAGAAAGGTCGGGCCGCTCGCATTTTCGAAAAGCTCGTGACGCTTCGCGCGCAAGGTACGCGTTTCTTCGTCGAGACCGGGGCTCGCGTATACGAGAACATGGTTTTGAAAAGTGTCACGGTGCCTCGAGATAAGCCGCTCACGGGCGCGCTTCGAATCTCGCTCATGTTCGCCGAGGTGAAGATCGTCAAGAGCGAGAGCGTTCCCGTGAGGCTCTCGACGGTGAACACGAAAGCGAAGCCGAAGGTCGACGGCGGCAAGCAACCGACGACGGGCACCGACGACGCCACGAAGCGCAAGTCATGGGCGGCGAGCGGTTTCGACAAGGCGAGCGACGGTCTCAAAGTCTTCGGAAAGGCTCTCGGTTTCTAAATGATCACGATCCCGACTCGCACCGATCCACGCTACGTGATCGAAGTTGAACTCGACGGCGCGAACTACTTCCTCGGCTTCGAATGGAACGACCGTTTCTCTTCGTGGTTTCTCGACGTGTTCGATCAGAACAAGGTCGCGATCCTTTCGGGGCTTCGCGTTGTGGTCGGGTTCCCGTTGTGGAACCGCTACAGGAACGCGGCGCTCCCGCCTGGCGACCTCTCGGCAATCGACACCTCGGGCGCGGGGCTCGATCCGCAACTCGAGGATCTCGGCGATCGTGTGGTGCTCGTGTACCAATCGATCAGCGAGCTTCCTGATTCTCTGAAGGTGCTCGTGTGACTTCCGCGCCCGACACGTTGTTCGGCCGCCGCTACACGTTGAACGTCGGCGGTGTGCAGATCACGAAACTTCGCGTCGCGTTCAAGGTCAAAAAGACTCTGACGAAAGAGCCGAACACGGCCGAAATTCGCGTGTTCAATCTCGCCGAGTCGACCCGTCGGAAGTTGCAGGGTAAGGGCGTGTCGACGGTGCTCTCGGCGGGATACGAGGGCAACGAGGCGGTGATCTTCTCGGGCGACTCGAGGTTCATCGATCACACGCGAGAGGGGCCGAATTGGATCACGAAGATCCGATGCGGCGACGGCGAGCGGGCCTACCAATTCCAACGCTTCAACGCTTCGTTCGGCCCTGGCACCTCGATCGCCGACGTCATTCAAGCGAGCGCCAACGCCCTCGGCTTGAACACGGGGAACCTGAACGACGCTCTCGCGCTCCCGTTCAAGGGCGGCCGAACGGTCTTTCGAAATGGGTTCAGCGCAAACGGCGATGCGGTCGACGTGCTCGAGAAGTTGCTTCGCGGCGCGGGCTTCTCGCTCTCGGTGCAAAACGGCGCGTTGCAGGTTCTTCAGGGCGGCGCGGCCGTTCCGACGTCGGCGGTTCTTCTCTCGCCCGATACGGGTCTCGTCGGTTCGCCTGAAATGGGCTCGCCCGAAAAGAAGGGCGCGACCCCGCGCGTGAAAGCAAAGGCGCTACTTCAGGCGCGGATTCGTTGCGGCGGTGTCGTCGAGCTTCGATCGGAAAACTTCAAGGGTCAGTTTCGCGTCGAGACCGTCGAGCACACGGGCGACACCGACGGCGCGGAATGGTACACTGAAACTGAACTCAAGCCGATCTAACTCCCATGTCGAACCGTGCGCCGACACTCGCCGAAGTTCTTCGTCTCGCGCTCGAGAGATCGTCTCGCGCGTTGCGCGTCGGCTTGCCCGGGCGAGTCGAGCGCTTCGACGCGGCGAATCAACTCGCCGACGTCACGCCACTACTTCAAGAGAGCGCCACCGACGAGAGCGGGAATGAGCAACTCGAGAGCTTGCCCGTTCTGACGAACGTTCCCGTTCAGTTCGCGGGCGGGGGCGGCTTCGCGGAAACGTTCCCGGTTGCCGCTGGCGATCCTTGCTGGATCACCTTTTCCGATCGCTCTCTCGACGAATGGCTCGATCGCGGGGGCGTCGTCGATCCCGTCGACGCTCGCCGACATGACCTCGGCGATCCGGTCGCGATCCTCGGCGTGCGCGCGAAGCCTGGCAAGCTCACCGAGTTCGACACGGCTCGAGCGGTGTTCGGAAACAAGGGGCCGCGAATCGCGGTCGACGGCTCGATCGTTCACCTCGGCGTCGCGCACAACGCGAACGCGGGTCAGGCGGTCTTGCGCGGCGACGCGTATCGCTCGGGTGAAGACACGATGATCGACGCGATCGACACCGCGATCGCTTCGGCCGCCGCGTCGTTGATCGCCGCGACCGCCGCGCTCACGTCGGCCGCCGCCGCGAACGCCGTTCCGATCGTCGGCGGGATTCCCGCCGCGCCGTTGTTCGTGACCGCTGCAACCGCGCTCACGTCGGCGGCGACCGCGCTTCAAGCGGTCAAGCCCGCCGTGACCGCCTTCAAGGCGCAAGCCTCGAGCTATATCTCGAACGAGGTGAAGGTTCCATGAAGCTCACGGTCGACGATTGGGAGAAAGCTCGAGCCGAGGTCGCGGCGCTTCGTGTGCGCCAGGCTAACGACGAAGGGATCGTCGGCGCGGAAGTTCTCGATCGTGCACTCCCGCTCGGTGTGAGCTACCCGAACGAAGGCGACCCCGCCGTTCGTCGCCTGGCTTACGCACTCTTCGGTGCGCTCGCCGAGTCAACCCCTTGGGTCGACGCCGCGCTCGAGAACTCGTTCACGTCTTTCGGTGCGCCGCTCTCGATCTACGCGCCGCCCGCCTACCGCCTGAACCCTTTCGGAATCGTCGAGCTTCGCGGCGCGGTCGCTCGTGTCAGTGCGGCGCTCTCGACGTCGATCTTCACGCTCCCGACCGCGCTTCGGCCGCCCTACGCGCGCAAGTTCGTCACGGTCGGCAACGGCGGGATTGCGCTCGTTCAAGTCGCAACGAACGGTCAGGTCTTCGTGATCGCGGCGGCCGACGCCAGTTGGTACACGAATCTTTTTCTTGACGGGATCAGTTTTGATCTTCGAGGGTAACCCATGCCGAACGTAATTCCCGCGCCCATTCCTCCCGCGACTGCAACGACCCCGGGCATTGTTTCGACTACGACGCAAGCGCTCGGCGCGGGGCAAAAGCAATTCGCCCAACCCGGGATCAACATTCCGTCGATCGTGCTTCCTGGCGGCGCGGGCGGTTTCGGCTACGGCGGCGGGCTCGAGATTGGCGGGCCGTTCAACGCGTTGCAGTGCGACGGGCTCGGGTTCTACCTGCAAAGCTACGGAACCGTTAACCCCGCCGAAGTCCGATCATTTCAAACCTTTGCGATCGTCTCGGGCCGAATGGAAGGAACGATCGCGTCGGGCGAAATTGCAGTGAAGATCGGCACGCGGCGACCCGACGCGAACGTGAACGCTACCGCAAAGTTGCTCTCGCTTCGCTCGGGTATCGGTGGAACGGAAATCGAACGAGTGTTTTTCACGAACGCGGGTAATCTGACAATGGGCTCGGGTGTGATCGGGCCTTCGACTTATTTCGGAACAACGCAGGGTTGGGTTGTGACAAACGACTCGATCGCGGTCATTCAAAACGGGACGATCTTTTCGGGGTTGACTTACGGAATTCGAGTCGGGTCGACCAACGGCATTCAGATCGATTCGGGTCTCGGCGCGGGATCAACCGACGTCGCCGTAAAAATCGGCTCGGCGGTCGCCGACGGTTCGATTCACGCAAGCGCGAAGCTCTTCAGCGTTCGAACGGGTATCGGTGGAACGGAAGTCGAACGCCTTGCTCTTCGAACTGGCGGGTTGACCCCGGGTTTTGTGCTCGAAGCGCCTGGCACTTCCGCGTCGCTTCAAATGAACAATAGTGCGGGAACCGTGCTCGTGTGGAACTCCCACGGGCTCTACGTCTCGAGCGGTGTCGCTGAGGTCGTAGGCTTCTCGGTGCCCTCGCAACTTCGAGGCTCGAGTTCAATCGCTCGACTCGTCTCGAACCTCGGTTCGGTCACGGGTGACGTTGTGACCGGGGCGGGCTCGACGACGGCCGACGGCTCGGTTCACGCGAACGCGCACCTTTTCAGTGTGCGAACCGGGATCGGTGGAACCGAAGTCGAAAAGTTTTGGATCAACAAACTCGGTCCCGCAATGTCGCTCAACAGTCAGTTCGCCATGAACGGCGACGGCGGCGGGATCTTCCTGACCTACCGTTC